CGCACAGGATGTCAAACTCGCGCAAACGCGGGGTGCGGCAGCCGCCGGCGGCGCGGGTGCAGGCGACGTCGCGACCAACATCGCCGAAGGAATCATCACCGGCAACCAGCCGCCGAATACCCAAGGGCTCTACCGTTACGGGGCGCAGGTCCGATCGGAACTGCAAAAGCGCGGCTACGATCTCGCCACGGCGCAACGCGATTGGGAAGGCGTCAAACGACACATGGCGACCCTGAATGGCCCACAGCAGGAGCGTTTACGGCAGGCGGTCGATTTTACCTATCATTCGCTTGCCCAGATCGACAGCGCATATGATCGCTGGAGGCAGGCGGGCTTGGCATCTGGATTCAAGGTGCTGAATCGGGGCGCTCTCGCCACGATGGCGAACCTGCCGGGTGAAGCGGGCAGCGCCGCGACACAGTTACAGGCGCTCATCGCCGACATGACCAGTGAACTTGGCACAGTCTACAAGGGCGGCAACGGCGCAACGGACGAAACATTGCGACTGGCGGCGCACAACCTGAGCGGCGACTGGAACGAGCAGCAGTTCAAAGACGCGGTTCAGCGGATACGCGGATCTCTCCAGATTCGGCGTAACTCGATGCTGAACTCGCAGGCGGCGGGTGTTTCGTCCGACTCGCCCTACGTTCAGCGGCCGCCGGCAGAGACGCCCGCGCCTTCGACGAAAAAGGTCAAAGTCTGGAACGAAAAAACCGGCCGCTTTGAGGAGCGCTGACCGTGCCTAAAGAGTTTGTCGTCGGCGATACCAGCTACCACTTCCCCGACAGCTACTCGGATCAACAAGTCCAGGCGATCCTCACACAGCAAGGCGTTATCAAGCCGCCGGCGCCGCCGGAACGCTCGCCGGTCCAGAAAACCGCGAAAGCCTTCTGGGAAGGAATTGGCGGCCAGGCCCTGATGGACCTCATGGCGGGCGCGGGCCGCACCAAGGAAGGCGTTGCGCGCACGAAGGCCGCGGCGCAAGGTCTCGTCGAGGGAATACGGGCCGAACCCGGCCGGGTGTGGGGCGAGCTTTCGGGCGCCGGGGAATCGATGCTCAAGGGCGACCTGAGCGGCACGGCATACCGCCTGGCGGGCGCAGTGCCCTTTCTCGGCGCTGGCGCGCAGCAGGTTGCCCTCGACTTCGACCGCGGCGATCCAGCGGCCGGCGTCGGGCATACCGCGGCGCTGGTCGCGCCGTTCGTCGCGGGGCCGGCGATGCGCGCCGCAGGACAGTTGCCCGAGGCCGCGGCGACTGCGGCGGAAGTCGCCGCCGGCGCGACAAAGGAAGCCGTTCGGGAAGCCGCCGCCCGGAGTACTCTCAAGCTCGGCAAACTCCCGCTCAGTGTCCCAGTACCTCGCATCGTCTCAAGCGCAGTGACCGGGAAGCTCGCCGGATCGTATCTCGCCGGCCCCACCGGGGGCGCCGTGGGCCTCGGCGTTGGGGCCGCCGCTCCCCTCGTCCGCGGGGCGCTCCGCGGCGCCCGTCAGGTGCTCAAGTCCCGCGCCGCGGCCGCTGCCGAAGCACTCGCGGCCGAGACGGAAGCCGCGGCGGCCACCGCGCCGGGAATCATCCCTCCCGAACGCCAACTCGGGCCGGGGCCGATTATCACGCCGCCGCCGGCCGACACGAGCGGCATTGTCCGCGGCCTTCCGCCGGCCGAGTATCCCGAGGTCCTACCGCCGGGGCCGCTACGCACCCAGCCGGGAGCTTCCGAGGCCGCCATCGGATTGCGCGAGGCGATGGGGCTCGGGCCGGAGGATTTCCGGCCGCCCGAGACCCCGGCGCCCGACTTCGCGACCGTCGCCCAGGCGGGACACGTCGATCGCGTGGCGCGTCTCATGCGCGAGCACGGGCTTACCGCAGACGATGCCATGCTGCTCGATCCTCCGGACTGGCTCAACCTCACCAGAGCGGCCGGAATCGAAAATCCCCAGGCAGGGGGCGCTTTGGCGCGGGACGTGGTGCTTCGTCTGCAATCGCTCGAGCCGAAGCCGAAAGCGCCGGCGAAGCCGCCCACGCCACCGGCGGCGAAACCTGCCACTGTTTCGCCCGCACCGCCGCCAGCGGCCCGCGTGACGCCAGAGGCGCAAGCGCTCGCCCGCGAGATGCCGGGATACCGGATGCCCGAGGGGGAACCGCTGCGGGCTCCTACGGCTTCGGAAACACGTGTCGAGACGATTGCTAAGGCGATCGCGGCCTATAAGATCCCGATGTCGGATCTCGAGCAACTGGCCGAACATGCGCCGATGGTCGAGAACCTCGCGCGGTCACTCAAGCTGGCGCGGCCGGCGGCCGGCGAGATCCCGCAGATCATCGAGCGCATCCGCGAACTGCGCGGGGGCGCGCCGGCCGCGACACCCGAGCCGCCGGCCGCTACAATAAGACCAAATGTTGAAAGTACACCTGCCCCAAGACCGACTCCCCGAGAACAGCCCCGAGGCGCGGGGCCGCCGGTTCATGGACCGCGTGAACCAGGCCAAGGAACAGCGCCAGGCCGAAGCGCAATCGTCCGAGTCCCCGGAGAAGGCACTACCTACGCAGGACGATACGCCGTCCGCGACTTAGGCGACGTTCACGCCTCGCACAACCCGCACACCTTCGCCAAGAATCCGGACTACCACTTCCGCAACGATCGCGATTACTCCGACCCTACCAATAAAGAGCGGGTCGTCGTCAACAGCATGAAAGACGTTTTCGATCCGGCCTACCCGCTTGCCGATTCGCCGGATGCGACCCACGGGGCGCCCGTGATCGATTCCCGCGGTAACGTGCTCGGCGGGAACAGCCGCGCCATGATCCTCGACCGCGTATACACGAGCAATCCGGAGGGCGCCGCCGCATATCGGGCCGAACTCGAGAAGGCCGCGCCGCAGTTCGGAATCGAGCTGCAGCAGTTCGCGCACATGAAGCGCCCGGTGCTCGTCCGCGAGCTATCGGACGCGGAACTCGGCCCGGAGCGGGCGCAACGCGCCATCACGGATTTGAACAAGAAAGGGACCGCGGATCTCACCACAGCCGAGCGCGCCACGTCCGACGCCCGCCGGATGTCCCCCGGCGCGGCCGACTATCTCGCGGGACAAATCGAGGCCGAGGGCGCCGAAGCCAGCCTCACCGACGTGCTCGCCGGCAAGCGCGGCGTCGAGATCATCAACAAGCTCGTCGATGACGGCGTGTTCACGATGCAGGAAAAGCCGACGCTGGTCGACAGCCGCACGGGTTCGGTTACGGCGGCCGCCAAAGAGCGGATATCGAAGATGTTGCTCGGCCAGGTCTTCGAATCGAGCGACCAACTCGTCCGGACGCCCGCCGAGATCCGCGCCAAGCTCGAGCGCGTCGTCTCGCCGATCCTGCAAGCAGGCCAGAAGGCCGGCTTCGACATCCTGCCGACCGTGCGGGAAGCGATCGACCTGGTCGAGTATGCCCGCGTTCACGGCATCAAGAACCTCGCCGACGCGGTCGCGCAGGAAAGCATGTTCGCCGACGCGCCGAGGTTCTCGGCCGAGGCGCTCCAGCTCGCCGACTATCTCCAATCGCGCAAGCCTACAGAGATCGCCAAGGCATTTCGTCGGTACGTCGCGAATGCCGAACCGACGATGTACGGCGAATCGACGGCCGCCGAGGCCTTCGCAGATGCGTTCGGGGTGGCGATGCCTCCGGAAGCGGCGAAAATGGCGCCGGCCGAAGCCGAAGCGGCTTTCCAGCAGCAGAAGGCCAAGCGACGCAAGGCCAAGAATTAACAGCCACAGGCTCATCCCGTGAGCCACCGAGCCACCCGACCAGTTCCTACTACAACGAAAACGACGGACGGCATGACGAATGCAGGGTAGGGAGATGAGGTGTTTCACTATGGCAGATTGGAAGTCGCAGGTTCAGCAGGCGATCGCTGAACTGCAAGAGGCGTCGTCTGGCCGTTCGGCAGACAAACAGGGGCAGCTACAAAAGCTGAAATCGGCCAAGCAGAAACTGGAGCAGGCCCTCACCGCACGCGAGCAGGCGACGGAGCAGGAGTAGCAGCCGGTGACGTGATAGCATCACAGAGGTCGTACACGGTAAGCTGATTCTCAATAGGCCCGTCGGTCGTTCCAGCCGGCGGGCCTTTTTCTACTCCCCTTTCTTCCGCTCCAGTTCCCGCACCCTGTCTTCCAACGCCTGCTGCCGGCGCAGCAGCTCGGCGAGCGAGACGTCCGTCTTTTCCGACCAGTCGCCCAACTTGGCGAGCGCACGTGCGCCGCCGTTGACCAGGCCGCCGATCCGCTCCAGCCGGGCGTTCGTCTGATCCTGGCGTGCGGCCATTGCGGTGTACTGCTCCCTCATCTCCGTTTCGAGGGAACGGAACAGTCGCTCGAAAAACTCCATATCCTCGCGGGTCATTTCTTGTGGCCGTTCGTCGGCTTGATCAACGCCTGCACCAGCTTCTTGTGTGAGTCTTTAAGCTCGCCAACCGCAGTACGCACGTCCCGATGGAATTTCCGGTTCTCGTCCTGATACTGCCGCACCATCTTCATCCCCTCCAGCAATAGCTTGCGGATCGCCGCGATCTCCCGATCGTGCAGTTTCAGGTGTTCCTTGGCGGTCATTTCTTCTTCCGCCCCCGCCCGCCGGCCAGGCCTGCCTTCCTCGCAATCTCACTTCGCTGCTCAGCCGTGAGCTTCGTATTTCTGGTTGCCGCACCCTTCCGCGCCACTTCGGAGCGTTCGTCCGCAGTCATCTTCTTCATCCGCAGCGCCGCTAATGCGACCGCAGCTGGATTCTTCTTTTTTGCCACAAAAATAGTTTACCAGAATCGTTAGCGAGCTATTGACTTCCTAGCGGTAGAAAGCTATTCTGGAGAAGTAGCCGATAGCAGCGCGGCTCTAAAGAAAGCGCACAAGGAAAACATCATGATCTACGGCAATTCATACGAAGGCAACACCCGCAACTGCGAGGCCTGCGGCCATTTTACGAACGTCCATTCGGACTGCACCGCCTGCACGAAAGCGATCTGCGAGGCCTGCGCTCTGAACGGTGGGTGCTCCAACGATTACTGCTCGGAAACCTGCAAACAGGAGGTCTGCGAGCACGAGAACGTGCGCTACGAATACGCCGACGACTGCGATTTGAGCGCCGGATATTACGGCTTTCGCGAATCCTGGACGTGCCGCGATTGCGGCGCGGACCTCGAAGGCCAGTCGGGCGAAGTCTACACCGAACGGAGGGCCGCGTAATGGCGAAGCGCAAGGGAATCCCCGCCGCCGCGTTCATGGCGTCGTTCTCGTCCGCAGGGCGCGCGATTGCGCCCGCGGCTCCCGTGGCGCCCGCGAGAATCACCACGGTCGTCGAGCGGTGGAACGGCGAGCGGTGGATCGAGAAGCAGTTGGAGTGGAACGGAACCGAATACAAGGAGATCAACTAATATGGCCGACGTCATCAAATTCGAATTCGATCAACCGGTGGAGGTCGCGCTGCGCTTCACCGAACCCAAGGTCTTTGCCTCAAACTTCGCCGGCGGCGACGACCGCCACATGTACTCGACCACAGACGGCCGGGTCATGTACGTGACGCCGCTCACCTCGGCACGCATCAAAGCCCTACAGTTGACGCAAGGCGAGTTCTTCTCGATCTGCAAACGCAAGGACGGCCGCCTGACGGACTTCGCCGTCTCCCGCGAGCCGCTCGCCGCAGGCCCGGCGCGGCCGCCCGCCGCTCCGCGGACACCCGCGCCATTCAAAACCAATCTGCCGAGCCGCCTCTACGCGCCGCCGGCGGCCGCACACGAGCCGCCGTCGGCACTCGAGGAGCAGCTCCGCGCGTCGATCGACATGGTGAACCGCCGGAAGGTCGGCGAGCTGGGCGACGGAACCCTCGCGATTATGGCGCCGCCGCCGGTCAAACCCGCTGAGTCGCGCATGGCTCCCGCGGTCGCCGAGTTCAGTTCGCGCCTGGTGCTTGAGACGAACGCGCTTGTTGACGTGTACGCCGCGGCGCTCAAGACGGCGAGCGAGCGTCACGGGAACAGCGTGAAACCGGACGATGTTCGTTCCTTCGTGGTCACGGCTTACATCAACGCTTCGAAGTCCGGAGGGCGCAATGCCGCCTAAACCGGTGCTCGAATGCTTCGCGACTCTCGAAGATTACATCGAGGCGATGATCGAGTGGAACTTCCAGGTTCGTTACGAACGCGATCGCGAGTGGCTGCGGCGTTTGGGGGTGGCTTCGGAATGAAGCCCGCCCCTCGCGCCGGCGATCGCCGGCATTCGCCCGCGGAGCGCCTCTGGTGGGCGCTCGTCGCCGGCGTCCTGCTCCTCTGGGCGTTGCTCGACGGCGGCCTGCGGTGATCGTGCGCCTGCTCGGCAATCGCTGGTTCTATGCTGCCGTCGTCGCGGTGTTCGTGCTATCAAAGTGGCTGTATGACTGCTGAAGACTTCACAGCGGACCTGGTTGCTCTGTGCAAAAAATACGATGCTGTATTGTTTGCGCGAAAAGATTCTCACCGGCTGTATGTGTCGGCGGAAGTAGGTAGACATGATCCTGTGTGGCTCGATTTCTTGCGGGTGTCCAGCGAAGGGGCGGAATTGAGCCGCTAATGCCCTGACGCCGTTTGCGGCTGTTCTGGTGAGTTTCAACCACCGTCGTCGCGGTGTTCGTGCTATCTGGCACCAGTCCAAAACATAAATTTATTGCAAAGAATTTAATGGTTTTGTATTCTCCTCGGCATGGCTATCACCGCAGTTTGCACGATGGAGGGCATAAGCCCTCTCTCGTTCTCCCGCCACTACGTCGTCCCTAAACTCCCGAAAGAAAGTCCCGCCGACTTCGAGGAGCGCACCTGGCGCGAGCGCGTCCATGCGGACGAGGACGGCATGATGTTTATCCCACCGATGGCCTTCAAACTTTGTCTGGCCGAGGCGGCGCGGTTCCTCGGCATGAAGATCCCCGGCCGGCGCAATGCCACCTACACCAAACATTTCGAGGCTGGCGTCCTGGTGCTCGAGGCGCTACCGTTGGGCATCAAGAAGAGCGACGTGAAGGGCGAGTGGCTGTTCGTCCCGAGCGACGGGAAGCGGGGCGGCGGCAGCAGGGTGGACAAGTGCTTCCCGTTGATTCCGTCCTGGTCAGGGACCGTCGAGTTCCACATACTAGACCAGACGATCACCAAGGAACCATTCGAGGAGACCTTGCGCGAGGCGGGGAACTTTATCGGGATCGGCCGCTTCCGGCCGAAAAACAACGGGTTCTATGGCCGATTCCGGTTGGTAACGTTGCAGTGGCAAGCCTCTTAGGGCCAGGTGTGGCTGGGCTGGATGTGGCTTGGTCGGGCTTGGCATGGTTAGGCAAGGTAAGGCAAGGGAACTTGGAATGGTGAGGCAAGATGTGGCTCGGCCAGATTGGGTTAGGTTAGGCACGGCGCGGCAGGGCAGGGTTGGGTAAGGCAAGGAAAAGCTTCGCGGCTGGGCGTGGTTAGGCACGATCTGGCGTGGTATAGCTCGGCAGGGCCGGGCAGGGCCGGGCAAGGCAAGGAAAGATTGAATTCACGGTGCGGCGTGGTGAAGCGGCGCGTGGCGTGGCAACGTAAGGCATGGCTTGGTTGGGCAAGTTTAAGGCAAGGGAAATTATGGCGTGGCGGGGTGAGGAGAGATGAGATCAGACATGGCATGACTTGGCGACATTTGGCGCCGCATGGTGTGGCACGGCTCGGCCGGGCTAGGCTCGGCAAGGTGAGGCAAGGGAATTTTAAAGCTCGCGGCAGGGGATGGCGAGGCTCGGCATGGCACGGCGAGGCACGGCATGACCAGACAAGGCATGGAGCGGCCAGGCAACGCAAGGCAAGGCAAGGAATTTTTAAAGCTCGAGGTCAGGCGCGGTTGGGTTCGGCTTGACGTGGCGAGGCACGGCCGGTCCAGGTTAGGTATGGCGCGTCACGGCAGGGCGGCGTAAGTCAAGGTAAGGCAAGGAAGCTTTCTATCAAGAGAGGTTCCTTCCATGGCATTTGAACAACTAAAAAGATTTCCGGAGTGGAAACAACTATACGATGAATTAACTCGGCTGATCGGCGCGGGGCAAACAATATTTAGCTACTCGGAACTCACTCAGCTCGCAAGCATCGATATCCGCAGCAACCGCGGACGCGCCCAGTTCTACCGGTGCCGCCGGCAGTTGCTGAAGGACCACCAGCTCTGGCTCGAGAACCTCTCGGGATCAGGCTACGGCATCATCGCGGCCAAGGATCACCCGAAGGCCGCATACCGGCGGATTGGAGCAGCTCGCCGGCGGATCAATACCGCCAAGGCAATCAACAGCAATCTCCGCATCGAGGACCTGACACCGGACCAAAGGCTGCTACAGGCAGCGACATCCGCAGTGCTGGCCGAGATCTCGAAGACGTTCTACTCGGTAGCTCACAAGTTCAAACTCGCGAGCCAGGATGCCATGAAGCTGAACGTGGACCTTCCCAAACTCATTGATTCGATCGCGAAGAAGTAGCAGACTAGCGGGCATGAGCACTGTACCAATCCCGCTTCTGACAGGGATCTACGCCCGCGTTTCAACTTCGGATCAAGACTGCTCGCTCCAACTGAACGAGTGCCGCGAGTACTGCGAGCGCCGCGGGTGGCGCATAGCCGGCGAGTACGTCGACACCGGCTGGTCTGGCACGAAGGCCTCGCGTCCGCAGCTCGACAAGCTGATGCGCGATGCGCGTGCCCACCGCTTCGATTGCGTCATGGTCTGGAAGGTCGACCGGTTCGGCCGCAGCGTCGTAAACCTGCTCGAGGCTCTAAAACTCCTCGAGAGCTACGGCGTGCGGTTCCTGGTGATCTCGCAGTCGATCGACACCGACCAGGCCAGCCCTACGAGCAGGCTGCTGATGACGATCCTATCGGCCGTCGCGGAGTTTGAACGCTCCATGATCTGCGAGCGCGTGGCGGCCGGCCTCAAGGCGGCGAAGCGGCGCGGCGTCCAGCTCGGCCGGCGGAAGCTGATCGTCGACCGCGGCCGGGTGCGCGAGCTGAAGCTCCTCGGCAAGAGCCACCGGCAGATCTGCTCGGAACTCGGCGTGTCCATGGGCATGGTGATTCGCGCCTTGAAGGAAGCGGCGTAAGGCTGCACGTATCGCGCAGCCGCGACAAGACTGCCATCGTCATGACACGGTCATGACACGGTCATGACCGCGCGCCCGGCAGGCTGCTCAGTCGCCTGGCGGATCCGGCTCCCAACCGCACCAGAAACCCCTTTCTGGACGGCCTGAAAGTTGTTGAATCTGCAACTCGGCCAAGCCCGCTATTGGGCGCACCAGATTCATGTGTCT